AACTTCATTTGCAAGACTTAATCTTTCTCTAAGCATTTCTGCATTTTTTAATTCTGCAAAGTATCCATCTTTTAAATAATCATATTGTATATGTTCTTTAATTTTCTGCCAGTCTTCAATTGTAATAATACCTTTTAAAACTAATTGTGTTTTAAGTATATCTTGAAAAACTTGAGTAAATCGTTTTCTTAATCTTTGTACAAATTTAGTAAATTTTAATTCATCTCTAGTTATTTCAGCTGCCTTACCAATATTAAATCCGTTTTCTGATTCCATTCTTGATATAGGAACATTCAAAGATTTATATAATTTTTTCTGAAAATACTGAACATCTGAAATTTCACCAAGATTTTGTCCACCAGGTAGTGTAGAAACTTCTGTACCTTTAGTGCCATCTCGTCTTGGTAACCAAAAATCTTCAAGCATTGACATATGTTTTCTATCATCTCTAATCTCACCAGTAGAAGCGTCATAGACAAGTTTATTTCTATATCTTGCCATCACATCTCTAAGATATGATTCTGCTTTTACTTTTGGTAGATTACCAACATCAACATAAAATATTCTTCTTTCAGGTGCTCTTACTATTCTGTAAATAACAACAGCATCCTCAATCATTCGTAACTGATTAACAGGTTTAATTGCTTTGTGCAAGTGACCCATAACCATATTCTTAGTAGCGTCAACTACACCAGAAGTTACATAGGTAATTGAATCGGTAGTAATTTTAAGTCCTGCATTTGAGTTTGCATTAGACATACCTTTTTCGTTATATACAAACCATTCATTTGTTTGTTCTATAACTTCGATTCCAGAACCTTTTGAGTCTCTTCCTTTAGTTACTTCACGAACTTTTTTAATCTTTCGTGGATCAATGTATCGTATTTCTGTAAGTCCTGTTCTTGGACTTTTTGGATCTATTACTTTGTGAAAGTAAATTCGCCCATCAATATACCATCGTTTAAATATATCGTGACCTTTTTCGTCAAAGTTTAAAAGAGATAAACACTCTTGAAACTCATCACGAATTTTGCCTTTTATGTTTTCAGATATGTTAAGTTTGTCTAGTGATATTGATACTGGACTATCTCTTTCATCTGATACCACAACCTCATTGATGATATCTTCAACTGCCATATCACATTCAGGATGTTGTGCAATCTCTCTATATCGTCTAATTAAATCATAGTCGTTCTTTGCATTAACTTCCATATCCAGGTATTGACCGAAGTAACCGCCAGCAGATATAGTAGTTGTACCGTCATCAGGAGTGGCGACCGTAAACGCTTGTTTACTAGTCGCCGGTTTATCCTGATTTGAGTCTCTGGTTATTTGGAAACCAAGTATTTTTGCCATATTATATTATTCCTTATAACTATTTAGTTATTATGTAGTAGTGTCTGTTTCGAAGTATTGATATGAAAAGTCAACTGTAAAAGTTTCTACGGTGTCATTAGTACCATAGTCTAACGCAATATCAGAAAGAGATGTTGGAAATCCCCCTCTAAATGTGTAAGATTTTAGAGTTGTACCATTTCGATCTAATTGATCTACGAAAAAGTCAACTTGATAATCAGCAGGATTTGTTAATCCTTCATTATCAGTCATATTATTCATTCCATTCATCCATCTTTCGAATGCTCTGTATATCTTGAAGTCAGTATCGTTCAATACAGTTATCGCCCATGGATTAAATGTTCTATCGCCTGTTAGATTAAGTATTCTACCTCTAAAGTTTACTGGTGTTACAGCAACATTAGAACCAGGAAGAGCCGCAGCAGAACATAAGAACGCCAAGTCAGCAGTTTCTCCACCAACAGCAGAGTAACCAGGAAAAGGCATTGTTACCTTAAACTGATTGGCTCTTGCACCACCGCCTGAAAGACGAGCTTTAAAATCATTTATATTAGCCATTTTTTATTCTCCTCTCTATGCGCCTGCTACTTCTGAAAAGGCAACGCCTGTTCTTGTAGCAATAAAGTTAAGTTGAATGAAGTTAATAGAACGAGCTGGTTTGATAAAAATATCAGCCCTAAATTCGTTTCTATCAATTACATCACCTGTATTGTTAGTGTTATCACAAACTACTAAAAAGTCTGTAATACCTCTTCTACCTTGTACATCTCTAATAAACGGTTCTACTAAGTTTCTAAATTGTGCTCTAGTGAACTCATCATTGAATTCAAATAGTTGAAATTTAGCAGCAGTAGCAATCGCTTTTTCAAGAACGATAAACAATCTACGAACATTGATACGATCAAATGCAGATGGTTTAGATTGAGCAGTTTTATCACCAAACAATACTGTACCTTGCCCAGGAAATGAAACAACAGGATTTACTCTGTTTTTATATAATTCATCTCTTTGAGTTTGGTTAGGATTGAATGCTAATTTAACAGCACCTCTAATTTGTCCACGATTAAATCCGCCTGGTGAAAACCATGCGTCAGCAACTGTATCAGTTCTAGCACAAAGACCAGCAATATCTCCGTTCAGAGGAACGAATCTATAAACATCATTATATCTATCGTACATATACTTATAACCACTATCAATAACAGCATAAGAGCTTGAAGGTAAACCTTGAGCAAATGCTTTTACATTAGCAGTTTGTGTAATTGGATTTTGAACACCAACCACAGCAGTTCTATATGGTGATATGAAAGCAACGCAATCTTTTCTTGCAGTTGCAATATCCATAACAGCAGTTGCTTTTGTATCGCCAGTAGTGTCAGCACCTGTTTGAGATGGTCCACATAATAATAGACTTAAATCAACAGCATCAGCATCAGCAAATTTTTCATAAGCAGTTGCAATTTCACCATTAGTAGCAACATAATCATCTGTTCCACTTGCAAGTGAAGTATTAGATACTACGAAAGCGTCACCAACTGAATTATCAAAAGTTGTACCTACTTTAGTCAAACCATCTGATAAAGTAGCGATATGATCTATCCAATAGATAAATTTTGATTGTTGATAGATTACTTGTGGATAATAGTTACTTGCACCTTCAGAAGTTTTAGCGTCAAAAGCCTGTGAAACACCCTCGAAAGTTTCTAAGATTGTTCCAGCAGTTCCTGTGATTGATCCATCTTCGTCAACAACGACAATATGCATTTCGTCTAATGAACCACCAGCAGCAGATACATCATCTGAAGTTGTTGGTGCATTAGAGAATTGAAAATAATATTCCCAATGTCTTAGCACTTTTGCGTCATCAACAATAGCGTGTCTTAATCCGCCTGTTTCTGTTACGCCAGTTGATACATTAAATCTTGCGATTGTTAATACATGAGTTGCAATTCCAGTTACTTTATAATAATGTCCTGAAGGTGCACCTGAAGTTGAAGGCACATTACTTGCGTCTCCAAACTCTAGTATATCGCCTACTTGAAATAGAGATCCGTCATCCATAGTGATAGTTGTATCTCCAATAGCAGCAGAGCTATCGTTTACTAGTGTACCACTTTGTGAGTGTGGTCCAAAAGCAGTTGAGTTAGAACATAGTGAAACTTTTAAACTGTTTCCTAATGTTCCTGCCTCTCTTGCAGCCCAAGTTCCTATACTTGTATTTTGACCTGCGCCCGAGTCTGAATAATAGTTATCCAGATAATCAGTTGTATTTTTAATCAAGACAGCAGTACCAGTTGACACAGCATTTACTAATCCTGTGATTGGTCTTACTACCTTCAGATTGTTTCCGTATCCTAAAAAGTTTGCAGCACAAAACCATTCTTCAAAATTATTGTTGTTTGGTTTACCAAAGTTATCGGCCAACTCTTTTTCAGATGAAATAAGTGTTATCTCATCAATTGGTCCTTTTTCTGCTGTAATAACGATTCCCCCGCCACTTGTAGCGACATTAGGAACAATATTCGTTAAGTCTTTTTCAGTTACGAGAACACCTGGTGATACTTGAAAAGCCATATTTAGTTCTCCTTAATATTAAGTTTTTATATTTTAGTTATAACCCTTTGTGTATATTTATAGTATACCAAAACTACACTATTCCCCTTTACGGTAAGAAACTGGTGTCCAAAGTTGTCCTGTATCGTCATAAAACTGTGAATTATTGCCTTCTGGATCGTTTAATCCGTCATCTATAAAACCAAAAGGTGCCATATCTGCCTCTATTGCATTTTTTTGATCTGTAAACATCTGTCCTCGAACATCTACATCTGTTAATTCTTTGAAATATCGTTGATTTGCCAACCATGAAAATATTACTAAACACATTACAAGGTCATCTGAAGCGCCACTCTCTGCCTCAAAAGATTTTCCTTTAGAAATAAAAGTTGATAATTCTGCAATAATTTCGAAATCTTGAATTATCAGTTTATCTCCCTCAATTAAACTTTTCAGATTAGAAGTTCCGATTTTTTTAGTACCTTTAGTCATTCTTAGTCCTAACTGACTACCTCTACCACTAAATCCTCCACCTAATACTTGACCTGATCTTCCTCTTTGTGTGACCATAAGTAAATTATCATATTCTAATTCAAATTGCATAGCGTCTGCAACTTGTTGACCTAAATCATTTATCTCAATCAATACAAATGCTTGATTGTATGCGTCACCTACTTTCTTCATAACACTTGGAAAGAGTAAAGGTTTAATTTCGTTATCTCGATACTTTGCAACAATTCGATATGGTGCTTTCGTAGCGTCAATAACTACAAATGCAGAAGCATCATTTCCAATACCTCTTGATACATCAACTGTCATTACATAGATATTACCTTTGATTGGTTTTTCGTAAACATCTAAAGTACCATTCAAACTTTTTACTAAAGGATCAACAACTGCCATAGTTTTAATTTTACTTGCATTAATAAGAGTATCAACACTACCTAAGAACTCACATTCAAACTCGGTCTGAAACTGTGCCTCACTTGTATTTCGTATTGTCTGTTCTTTCCATTCTTCATCTCTACCAGGAACTTCAGACCAATGCACTTCAATCGGAACATAATCATTTCTTTTATTTGTTGCGTCCATCCACATTTTATAAAACATATTCATTCCGTGTGGTGTAGAAACGATCATAACTTTAGATGATTGACCAGAAGATATTGTAGGATAAACTGAACTAAAAAATTCTTCAGCAATATTGTTTGGTACATAAGCAAACTCATCTAGAAAGATAATGTTAAATGTACTACCACGAACAGCACTTGAAGAAGTACTTGCGGCTATCATTTTACTTCCATTCTCTAATTCAATAGAACCTTTATTCCAGTTGAGAACTCCTTGTTGCATCCATTTAGGTAAGTATTCATATGCAAGTTGCAATCTGCCTAATAAATCTCTTGCAGTCGAAGATTTGTTAGCAAGGATTGCAACATTTACATTGTCATTAAATAAAACATAATGTAAGAGGTAGGAGACAATGATTGTCGATTTTCCGCTTTGTCTTGGTAACTTGCAAATAGAGAAACGGTTTTTGTGAAATGTATCCACCATCTCTCTTTGAAAGTCGTACATCTCAAAAGGTACAAGACCTTTATCAATGGTTACAATCTTTAAGTAATTCTCTATAAAATATTTTGGGTTATCCAAACACTTCAATACTTCTTCAATTTGTTTTTTTGTAAATCGAGATTTTGAATGTGCTTTTTTAAGATTTGGATTTCCTAAGTATTGCTCAGTTTTCATAATTATCTTTGTTCAGAAATACATATAACTTTTCACCAAGTAGAATGCCTGTTTCGTTGTCTGAAGGATAATGAAACCCTGCTCTTACTCTTCCCATACCACACTCGTTACCTTTTTTAAGTAATTCAATTTCGTGTTCAGGAAATTTACCAGCAACATATCTTGCAACAAGTCTTGCTTGTGCTGAATGTCCACTTGGATAAGAACGAGTTTTATTTGTTTTACTTGGTAATGTATTTATTCTATTATCAACCTCATTAGGTCTTTTGCGATTAAACATATTTTTAAAATGCAATATAATCGGTGTTGATTGTTCCACTAAATCTTCAAATTCGTTTTCGTGAAATAATAATCCGTTATCTTCACAATATTTTTTTAATGCAAAAAACGGAACTTCATCATGGTCTCTTATAGACTGTACATCCTCAGCAGTTCGATTTCGAATAATATCTTTTAAACGAGATATTTCATCTTCATCTCTTTGAGGTGGAGAAGGTAAAGTAATTCTTTCTTCTATGTTCGGTCTAAAAAAATCCATTAGTCTTTCTTCTTTAATAGTTTTGTTAATTCAGTAGTAGAACCAACAAACAATGCATTGGTTACACTTTTAGGTCCTGTATTAGGAACATCTTTAAGTTTCTTCATTTTTTCTTGTAGACCTAATAAGTCTTGAGAAACTTCACTTACTGTTTTGATTAATTGTCCTGCAACTTCATATGCTCTAGGATGTTCACCCTCTTTTGCAAGTGATAGAATACCATCTATTGCTTCATTACCTTTTGCAAGTAACTTGTATAGATTTTCTCTACCAGTTTCAAAGTCAACATCTGGATCAGTATTTTTAGGAGTAGTAGAAGGTACGATTGCAACTTCTTTTTTTCCTTCAAATACTTCTTCCGCTATATCTAAAACTTCATTTAATTTATCATCAATTGTACTCATTTTGTAAACCTTTTATTATTACTTATCTTCACCTGTGCTTTCATCATAGTTTAATCCATCATTAAAGAAATCTAAAGTAGTTGTATATGTATAAGTATCATCTTTATCTGCTGAAGTTGGATTAGGTGTAACCGTAACTCTTTCATTTCGAGATGGACTATTTCCTTGTATATCTGTATATAAATCTGCTGAAACTTTTTTAATAATAGAACTTGTACTTATCGGACCATACAGATATATTTTTGCAGTAAATGATAATGTATAAATGATTCTTCTATTTGTTGTAAGTGATCCTGTATAACTATCATCATAATCAACACCATTTAATATAAACGGTATATCTCTTTTTGTATCCATGTAATCTTTATTCTCATACATTGTAACCGTGTAGTCTGGTTGAAAGTATGGAAGTATCTGTTCAATAATTTGTAAACCGTCATCTGAATTAGAAGTAAATACATTTAAAGATATATTTACATTATATGGTACAGGAGAATATTGTGTATTCAAGTTAGTTGTATCACTACTAGTTTTTACATTACTAAGTTTTTGATTTTTATTTAACTTACGAGCTGGGTCATAAGAATAACCAGTGATATCAAATGACATACGAGGTAGAGTTATTGCCACGCTTGAATCGTCTCCAGTTAAATCTGCTTGTTGGTCTAATCTTGCCAAGAACTTTTCTTTTGGTGAATATGACAAAGGCACTCTAATATTCTGCAATGGATTTCCGCTAGAGTCCAAACGCCTAATATTAATATTATTAAATATTGTACCAAACGCAATTACAGTATTACGAATTTGTTTATGGTAAAAGTGTTGTCCAAACATTAGTAATCGTCAACCTCTCCAAATGGATTTCTTTCGCTGAAATCTAATATATCATCACTTGTTGATGATGTTGTTGTACCTGCCTGTTCTTCAAATATTAGTCCTTGATCTACTGGTTGTTGAGTTGCCATTGTAAAGCTCTCATTGATAAGATATTCAATTTTACCAATATCACTTTCAACTACAAACGATCCAGTTTCATTTTCTAAACTAAACTGGAAGTTCATTGTATCAGTAGATAATGAATCTTCAGTACTATCAATTTCTACAATACCTGTATCAATTCTTTCTGAACTGTACTCAAATTTAGTACATGATAGTTTATAAACAGGTAATGCACTTTGTTGATAGAACGGTTGCTCATGTTCTACAAACTGTATTTCAAAAAATGCGTTTGTAGTAGGAAAATAAACTAAGTCACCTTCTTGAGGTCTCTCAGCAACTAAATCACTATTGTTAGAGATTAAAGTTTCCCATCTTAATTTAGAAACAGTAAATTTAATATCATCTCTTAATTCTAAACCAAACTTATTAATAATTTCTTGCTCGCCCATATACCCATCAGTATTGTCAACATACATTTCAATAATGTACGAGTCATCAAAAGACGAAGCAGGATCTTCTCCAAAGATAGTATCCTTATTCGCAATTTTTCTTGGTAAGTAATAGACATCTTGGCCGTATATCTTAAGCTGTTCTATAATTAAATCTTCGTATAGTCTTTGCTCAGATGTTGTGCCTGTGTCAAAATAGACATTAGTTGGCATTCAATTATCCTTGTTGCATATGTGGCGGCTCTTCGTAATTTAATCTAATTTCTTCTTCTAACTTTTGCTGTTCTTGAATAGCAGTAGAAAATAATTCAGGACCATTAAGTGTAACTCCTCCTAACATAGCCGTACCATTAAATTTAGAAAGATTTTGTCCCCATTGTCTTTTAATTAGTGCTGTTGCATATCTCTTTAAGTATATATCGTCATATACATCGGTAAAAGTATCAGGATCTAACTTACGATAAACTTCCATAATTAGATATTCACCTGCTGTAATATCTGTTTTCCAATCCATATCTATAAACAATCTATTTGATAGATGATTAAATCTCATTGGTTTTTCACCAACTAATATATGGTCAAGAAAATCTAAGTGTCGCATAGTCATTTCATAATGAACTATACTTGTAGATGAAAAATCATACAAATCGTTTAATCTTAATTGATATTTAACATCAAACATATTTAAGTTTGATCTATCAGATAAAGGAAACACATTAACAACTGAAATTACAGATGAAGGAACTACAAGAAAATTATCTGCTCTTTTCCATGTAGTCGTAATTGAATTATCTGTAACCGATTCAGAAGCGTCTGTGGTCATTCTTGTAATATCATCAGCAGTAACTAGATATTTTAAATACATTCTTTCAACACCGTCCACATGATATTGTGCAAAGTATTGAACTGCTTCGTCTATTCGGTCATCTATTTGATCTTCGTCAACATTTATATCTATTACAGGTTTGCCTAATGATCTTAAACAATACTCTTTAAATGTTGCTTTTGTAGTTGGTGTTGCCATAATTTTCTTTCCTTATACTACTATTTAGTATTTATCCTAATGCGATAGCCTGTGCGATTGAGAATGCCTTTGTTGCACCAGTTGTTGTAGTCAAAACTGAGGCATCTATAGCAACTGTTATAGTATTCCCACTACTAGTCGTAGCGACGCCCGTACCCCCAGCAACCGTGAATCTTTCTTCGTTTGTTAAGTTTATATTTAAATTACTTTCATCATCTGCCGTAAAGTTTAACACAGGAAAAGTTACATTTGATACCGAAGTATCAACATATGCTTTAATAGATTGTTGGGATGCAATCGCCGTAGCACTATTTGACGCCATATTATCTTCATCAACAAAACTTTTACCATCTAGAATATTTAATTCGGTTGCGGTTGAGGTTACTGCCGTACCATTAATAGATAAAGCGTCTGTTTCTAGAGTACCATCAATATCAACATTACCTGATATATCTAAACTTGCGGCATCTAACTCACCAGTTAGTGTTATATTTCTAAATCCTGTAATATCTTTACTAGAGTCAACAACGACTGCCTTACTAGCAACAATTGTGCCTGCCGTGACGCCATCTAATTGTGCAATTTCAGTACCAGAAATTTCGGTGTCGCCTACTACAAGTGTACCGCCTGATAAATATAATTTACGCCAAGGTCTATCTTCAGATCCTAAATCAAAAGTTGATCCTGTTGTCGGCATCAAGTCAGCAGTAATCTTGTTTGTATCTAAGCCACCACCAGTAAATGACATTTGTTTAGCAACAATATCTTTAAAGTTAAGAAACTCTCTTTTTAGTTTGTCTAAAGTATCAACTGACTCTAATGATTTAATTTTATCTTCATCTATTTTTTTTGCAACCTTCATATCAGAAAGTTGTTTTGATACTTTATCTATAACCGTAAGTTCTTCTGGTGTTTTTTCAATAACATTCTCAACTACAACATCTTCAATATTTTCTGTTTTTTCAGGTTCAAGTAAAAGTTCTTTTTTCTTTTTAACCTTTTTTTCTTTTTTTGGTTCGTTAAGTGCTTTAAATAATTTTTCTACTTCAGCAATTTTAACTTCTTCTTTTTTTACTCTACTTTTAAGTTCTTTCTTTTCGGAAGTGATTGTAGAAAAGAAATCGCCTAGTTCACTTTGAACATTAACCTCTTCTATTGCTTGTTTTTTTGAGATGTTTGTAAGAAGATCAATTTCAGTTTCGGCAACTTTTAATTTTGCTTCTTGTAATTGTGTGATTTGTTTTTCGATATCAGCGTCAATATCTATTTCTTCAATAATACTAACTTTGCCCGTAATTGTTTTGTCAACAATCGAATCTTTTCCAATAACATTATTAATCCAATTTTTTTCTCCATCAATATATCTTTGAGTTGTATCATCTGACATAAAGTTACCTAGTTACGCTTGGTGTTACGGTAACCCTTCCTTCAATTCTTCGAGTAATTAAACCAGAAGAATCAGTTGTTGTTAAATCCCATACATAACGACCTTCAGCAAGACCAGTAGTAACAGCGTCAGTCATTGTGATTGAACAAGTACCATCAGTTGCACTTACTTTAGCAGTTGTAAAATCAAATGCTGTAGTAGAAAGGTGAGTCTTTCTCATTTTACTAGTGATTGTTTCATTTGATAAATCAACAACTGTACCTGTAGAATCTTTAACTGTTAATGTTTCTGTGAAATCACAATCTTGGTCAATGGTGATATTTTGTATCGTTGCCATTGTTTATTATCCCTCTAATGTAGTGACTCTAGCAGTTAAGGCGTCAACTTTTGCAGATAATTCTTGTACTGCTTTTATTAGTGGGTAAATAAACTGCCCTTCTCTTAAGCATTGAGTATCGTCCTCATCTAAATCCCAACCAGTAAATTTGTCGTGTCCAACTTTATCCATAGCTGATTTAACTTCTTGTGCAATTAAACCATATTGTAAAGTTTCTGTGTCTTTTGCATTTACTTCTGTTTTTTGTTTTGTTAATTCTTCAGGAATAGTTGTAGTATCTTTCCATTTATAAGTTACTGGTCTTAATTCATTCACAAAATCTAAACCAATATTAGTTGCTTCAATACTATCTTTTAGTCTTTCATCTGATGATTGTGTCCAAGTAGCACTTGAAGCAAAATCTGCGTAAATTAATGCACCAGATTTACCAATAGCAACCCTGTTAGCAACTGTAGCAATAGTTTGTCCTATTACAATTGCGTTTGAGGTACTATTTGTACTAACATCTGAGTCTTGACCTATACAAATATTACTACCACCAGTTGTAGCTGTATCACCAGCACCAGCACCAATAAAAGTATTGCCCGCACCACTTGTAACCCTTAAACCAGCTTGAGCTCCTACTCCTGTGTTTGCAGTATCATTTACTGATGTACCTGTGTTAAATACTTTTAATGCTTCAAAACCTATTGCAGTATTATATCTATCACCTTGTGCCGCACCTAATGCGTCTTTACCTACTGCTGTGTTATAAGAACCTAGAACAATTGCGTCTCCAGCGTTGTGTCCAATAAGAACTGTATCAACAGCAGTTGTTAAAGAATACCCTGCGTTACCACCGAGAGCAGTATTTTGACCACCTGTGGTCAATGCTTGTAAAGCACTAGCTCCAACACCAGTATTAACAGAACCACCCGCATTTGTTGAATGCTGTTTACCAACATCAAAACCAATAAATGTATTAAGTTCACTAGTTGTAATTGATGTTCCAACATTATAACCTACTAATGTATTACTATCACCTGAAGTAATTGCATCACCAGAATAGTTACCTATTGCTACATTATATTCTCCACCAGCAATGTTTCCACCCATTGAATTAATACCTATTGCTAAGTTATGGTTTTCAGTACTTGGACCAGGATCACCACCCATAGCTAATCCGCCTATTGCAATATTATGAACACCAGTTGTGAGAGCATTTAAAGCACCATAGCCAACTGCTGTATTGTTATCATCTGTATTACTAGATGGATTAAATGTACCTAATGCACCAGAACCTACAGCAGTATTTCTATCACCAAAAGTATTAGTTCCTAAAGAGTGATGTCCAACTGCTGTATTAGTATTTCCACTAGTTATAGCGTGACCTGCCTGATGACCAATTAAAGTATTATAGCCACCTGAGGTTACAGCACCACCAGCGTCATAACCTACAGCAGTTACAAAATCAGCTGAAGTTATAGCATCTAAAGTGTAATTACCGATAGCTACATTGTATTCTGCACCAGCAAGTGAGCCACTTCTTAGTGCTTCATATCCAAATCCAGTATTATGGTTTTCAGTATCAAAAGCCTTACCAGCACTTCCACCTACCAAAGTATTGTAATCTCCAGTTGTAATTGCTTGACCAGCTTCTCTACCAATAGTTATATTATCGACACCCTCAGTAATACTTCTTCCTGAATAGTAACCAATCATTGTATTTGAATCACCAGTATTAACACCTGACCCAGCAAGATAACCCAAAGCAGTATTATAGTCAGCTGAAGTCAAAGCATCTAGAGTAAAGTTACCTACAGCTACATTGTATTCTCCACCATTAATTGCTGCACCTAGTGAGCCTTTACCTATTCCTAAGTTATTAGTTTCTGCGTCATGACCATCACCAGCACTAGTGCCTATAAAAATATTATCACCACCAGTTGTGATTGCTTCACCAGCACCTTGACCAATTAAAATATTATTGTCTGCTGTTGTTTGGTTTTTACCAGCATCTTCTCCAATAATCACATTAGCGTCAGCAGATGTCATATCTTCACCAGCAAGTTTACCAATAACAACATTGTTATTACCAGTCATAGTTCCAGCAGAAGCAGCTGAAGTACCAATTGTAGTATTTCCTGTACCAGTAGTAATTCCAAGTCCAGCACTTCTACCAAGTGCTGTGTTATCACTAGCGGTAGTAACAGCTCCTAAAGCAGCTCTACCAAATGCAGCATTATTAGAACCTTCAGTAAGTGCATTTAATCCACCTGAACCTCCAGCAGTATTATCACTACCTGTAGTAAGAGCTTCTAATGATTGATTTCCTATTCCTGTGTTATTACTACCTGTGGTTATTGCAGTACCAGAAATATAACCGACAGCGGTATTGTAATCACCTGAAGTTAAAGCATCTAATGTATTATTACCAATAGCTACATTATATTCACCGCCAGCTATTGAACCACCGAGTGAGCCTTTACCTATTCCTAAATTGTTAGTTTCAGCATCGTTATCATCACCAGCATCTTGCCCTATAAATATATTGTTACCACCAGTAGTTAGTGCCTGACCAGCTTCTTTACCTATTAAAATGTTGCTATCCGCAGAAGTTAAATTTTGTCCAGCCGTTCTACCTATTACAATATTAGCACTACCAGTTGCAATACCAGAACCAACAGCACTTGAACCTATAATTATACTATCGTTCAATGAAGTAGAAACTCTAGCAGAGTCTGACCCAAGAATAATATTGTGTGATTGTAATAAATTACTACCAGCTCTGTACCCTACAGCTACATTGTTTGTGTCATCAGTAATATCTCTTCCAGCTTGATAACCTATCAATGTATTATTGCCACCAGTATTTATTGCACCACCAGCATTATGACCAATCGCTACATTGTTATCTCCTGTTGTAATTGCATCTAATGCTGTTAGTCCATAAGCAGTATTATTAGCCGCTGTATCATCTGTGCCTGATACATCGTGGGTGTAAATAGAACCATTTGTTGTATCACTAAAGAAAGGAATACCATTAAAACTAGTACCAGTAATAGTGCTTGATCCAGTTATAGCACCGTCTACTTGTAGTGTAGTTGCCATATCAACAGCACCATCAATATCAACAACATCTAAATTTGTTGTACCATCAACATCTACATCACCAGATATATCTAATGATACAGCAGTAACAGAGGATTTAAATATAGCTGCACCATCGGCAGACATATCTAAAGTTAATGCTGTTATATCTGAACTACCATCAGTACCTTTAAATATAATATCTGTATCGCCTGCCTGAGCATCTATTGTAATATTACCTGAAGATGTTGCAATTGTTACAGCAGCGTCACCGAGTGTTAAATCATCAACAGCTGTGGTAGAACCTATATATGTTTTAATTCTTGAAGCAGTAACTTTTCTGTTTGTACCACCAGCACCATCATCTACTATAAACAAATCAGCGTCAACAATCGCAGCACCTATATCAGTACCACCGTCTATGTCTAAAGCAGTTAATGGAAAACCACCAGCAGTTTGAACTAGTGTATTAATTCTTGATAAAGCTGCTTTTCTATTTGTACCACCAGCACCATCATCTATAATTATTAGATCAGAAGTTGTTAGATCAGCGCCAATATCAGTACCACCATCAATATCTATATCTGCAAGCGCAATACTGCCATCAGCAAAAGTTAATGAACCACCAATGTTAGCATTTCCAGTAACTGTAAGATTGTCTGCAATTGTAACTTCAGAAGTAGTGTGACCTAGTGTGATTGCAATGCCAGAAGTTTCTGTTGCGATTTTTAATGCACCAGTTTTATTTGCAATAAAAGAATTTGTACCATCGTGATAAATCTGTAAATCAGTACCTGCACCAAACTTTGCTTCTGAACTATCAGCAAAAACAGCATGAGATGACGCTAGAACATTAAAGGCTCCAGCAGTGAATGTGAAGTCATCTGCACCTGCAATCTTAATATCTATTTGATCGTCTGTACTTGAATGTAGCGTTGTATCGCCATCTAAGTCAAGTATCAACTCATTAGAATTTAAATCTACTAAACTTACTTTTGTCTGTGCCATAGTTTTCCTTTATTCTTTACTTTAGTTGTACTCTATCTAACTAACCATTCTTCAACGGTATCAGAGATATCTCTCATTTTAATCCAATTTGTTCCTGTTGGTTGTCCTTTTTTAAGTCTTAGTTTACCCACAAGACCAACTGTATCCCATTCTTTTCTATCAGAACGAGGAATATAAGTTGCAGTTGAGTCCCAATCAGGATTTACTTTTCTTCTTTTTAAATTAGTAGTACCATCATCTTCTTTTGAAACAACAACAGCGTCCTCAGGTGCAGTAACTCCATCAGGAATTAAATCTGTTTGATGTGAAATAAAGTTTCCATCAGCGTCAGTCCATTCTGTTTGAGTATAATCTTCCCAAATATAAGTATTGAAATCATCTTTAAGATGTTTTTGATTCCATTTGTTCCAAGCACTATCTCCTACAACTGACGGATTACCTGATATAACACCTATAATTTTAGAAGCGTCATCACTATCGGTTGCTTTAACTATTTGGTTGCCATCAAGCACAACAGAATACCCTCGTCTATCTTCATCAGAACTGTTACCATCTTTCCATTCAAAATACTCGGCATAGTCAGCACCAGATCCTAAATTATTTGCGCCATCTGAATTTATTGAGCCATCACCCATCATTCTTATTTCGTTATCAGACTCATTACCTGAAGAACCAATAAAGAAACCAAAACCACTTGTTGCAGCTCTAGTAGCATCGTTTCTTTGATGATAACTACCAAAACTTCCGCTCGTATTAGATAGATATAAACTGTTTCTTACACTACTTGTTTCAGTAACACCTAATCTTTCTAATTTTCCATTATCATGGTCATTTTGATTTGAAGAAGTCCTATTAATAAGAAATTGTCCACCAGACATATATCTTGATACTTCACTTGTATCTACGGTAGTCGCCAAAGTATTATCATCTGTGTCATATACAAGACGACCTTTTAATGTGCCTGCACTATTGGTAAATTGAATTCCACAGTTTCCATCAGTAGCGTTAGCTTCAATATCTATTATAGTATCATTACTAGGAGAACCCATACTTCTAACATGGAGAGTGTAATCAGGTGATGAAGTTCCTATACCTACCCTATTGTTACCACCATCAACAAATAATGCATGAGTGTCACCATTGGATTCTACTCGGAAGTCTATGTCATTAGAAGGATCATTAAAAACAGTTTCAGTTGTAAGAAATGCCATGTGTTCCAGTTCAGAACCGGCATGCATTGTTCTAAAGTATAAGAAAGAATCTTCTTCACCATCAGATACATCACTTGCTTGTGCTTTGATAATAGCTGCTTGAAAGTCTTGAGAGTTATCATTTCTACCTGTCCATATAACAGCACCTAATCCATCATTATCAGCAGGAGTTGCACTATCTCTTTTTAAATTTAAAGATGGACCACCAGCAGTATCATCATCACCACTAACAATAGCTAACGAATTAGCTGTGCCTTCTGTATTTAATATTAAACCTACATTATGGTCATGTGTTAAAGTTATCTCACTATCAGCACCAAAATGAATAACAGCAGCATCACTAAGCATAAACAAGTCATCACCAACAGTTAAGTCGGTTGACACTTTAGCGTCACCTGTTACATCTAAAGCTTTTTGTGGACTACTGTTTAAAATACCTACTCTATCTGTGCCACCTTCTGCAAAGATAGCATGTGTTTGTCCATTTGTTTCTACTCGGAAGTCTATATCATTACTTGATTCATTAATAACAATTCCAGCATTTGTTAATTGTAAACTTGGAGCAAGTGATCCATTGAACATATGGTATAATTCTAATTTACCATCTTCAGTTCCATCTGTTTGGTCTACTATTAAACTTTTAATTTGTGCATAAACTACATCTTGAGAAGCATCATTACGACCTTCAAAGTCTATAACTCCTAAATCATTCCCATCATCAGGAGAACTTGAATTACGATACATTCTTAAATTTGGTCCTGCACTTCCATCAGCGTCTGTACAAGTTAAAGTAAGTGTGTCTAGATTATCAGGGGTTGCAATTGTTGTAGAACCGTTAGAGGCAATAAGTATTCTATCTGCAACTCCACCTACACCAAATGACAAATCATTATTAGCGTGGTCATAAATAATACGACCAACTAATGTATCACCGTCATCAGCAAAAGCTATTGTACCAGTGCTTGAATTTCCTGAAGCAATAGTAATTCCTGAATGTGCTGAACCTTCTACAACTAACTCATCTGCATTGGCGTGAGCACTTGCACCACTATCAGCAGTGAAAACATGAAGTCTACCTAAAGGTGTAGCCTCACCACCTATACTTACAGTATTAGTTCCGCCATTAACAAACAACATCTTATCAACGCCATCCGATTCTACTCGGAAGTCTATGTCTGCACTATTTTCATTGAATACAGTTTCAGTTTCTAAAATGTTTAATCTGCCATATTGGGCACCTGCAGTATAAGTTGTAATAGTATAGTTAGATCCTTCATCACCATCGGTAACATCAGCAATAGCACCTTTTACTCTTACATATTCTATTTTCTCATCAGCAGAGTTTTCACCATAATATCTAAATTGACCTAAAACATCACCATCAGCTGGGGAGCTGGAATTTCTATAAAGATCAATTATAGGTGATGCAGTTCCACCTGCTTCAGTTGATATAATTGTTAATTGTGGATCAACACCAGCAGTTGTAATTACCATACCATCAGAGGTTGTAATCGCACCGTCTACTTGAAGTGTACTTGCCATATCTACTGCACCATCAATGTCAACAACATCTAAATTAGTTGTTCCGTCTACATCTATGTCTCCAGAGATGTCTAAGGATGCTACTACAGCCGTACCTGTAAGAGTAGGAGCAGTAAGTGTTTTGTTTGTTAGAGTTGCAGTTGAAACTGTTGAAACTAAAACGCCATCATTACCATCAGGTAATGTAAGAGTGTTAGTAGCACCTTGAGAATGTGGCGCTGCTACAAGTGATTGTGCATGAGCGTTTGAACTCTCACAATAAAATTTTATTGTTGAAACTGTACCTGTGTTTTTAAGATCAATGAGACCACCAGAAACAAATAAATCATCACCAACAGTAAAGTCAGCATTTGTTGTTAAACCTGTATTATGTACATGAGTTAAGTTTATATCTTGATCGGCACCAAAGTTAATAACAGCACCATCTGCCAAGAATAAGTCTGACCATTCTAACGAAGTAGAACCAAGTGCCTGACCATCAGCAGAAGTTGGTGTATTAGTAGCGATTGTTGTCCATGATAAAACACCAGAACCATCAGTTGCAAGTGCTTGACCAGAAGAACCATCTGCAAGAGGTAATTGATAAGCAACACTTGCTGTTAAATTACCTGCTTTAAAACCTGTATAGTTTGCACCTAAATCAGTA